CTCTACGTTCTATTTTAGTTTCAAGAGCTTTTACTTTAGATTCAGCATCTGCTATTTGAGCATCTATAGACTTAGTTTTAGCAGGTGCCGCAGGCTTAGAGTCATTTTTAGCAGTTGCTTGTGAACCTGTGATTCTATTCTTGCTAATACCTAAAGCAATGATATCTTCATCTTTAGCATTAGGATTAGCTTTCTTAGTAGCTTCAAACCAATCTTTAGAAACACCAGTTAAATTACTTGGACTAGGTGCTTCTGAAGGCTTAGCTTCCGCAGCAGGAGCTGCAGCTTTTTTATCTGCACCAGGTGTTGTTGATGCAGGAGCTTTTTCAGTAGTTGTTTGAGGTTTAGCACCCGGAGTAGCAATTGAAGTTGTCTCTTGAGGTATCGCACTAGCACTAGGATTATAAGCTGGAGCTTGATACGTTTGTTTATTTTGTTTAGCTAAGCTTGTAAACTGATTATTAAGTTGTGGTATCTGTTTATTTATTTCAGCTAGTTTGTCATTAGCATTAGCAATAAGAGTTGGGTTAGCTAATGGACTGTTAATAATACCTTTATAGAAGTTAGCTTCTTTAATCTTATTGTTTACAATATCTTTAGCTGTAGCTAATTCAAACTTATCACGACTTAAATTATAAGCTCTAGTTTTATCACTTTCAGCTACACCTTTCCAGTAATTACTATCAGATGCTTTTTGTATATTAAACTGTAGCTTTTGACTATCCATTTCTAATCTAGCGTTTTGAGCACCAGTAAGAGTACTACGTTCAAATCCTTTAGCAGCAGCTAATACTTTATTAACATCAATAGTACCATCTGCCTTATTAACAGGAGGAATTATTTGATCATCATAACCATATTGAGTATGAGCTTTAAGTTGTAAGTCAGCCATTACACGTTTAACATTCTCTTGTGAAGGGTCTTCTTCAATCTGTGTTCTAGCCATACGTACTAAACCACCTACAGCATCAAGTGTTAAAGCTTTAGCATGTAGTGTATTAACTTTAGCTTGAGCTGCTTCATTTTGTAATTGAATGTTAGCATGTCTAACTTCATCAGCAGCTTTATATTTACCTTTAGAATCTAAGAACTCTGCAAGACCATCATTATAAGATATCTTCTTTTGAATAGCATCTTCATGACGAACTACAGACTCATACTGTTGTAATACTGGTTGTTTATTAGTAGTATCAACAGGTGGTCTTTGTTGAGTAGTTGTTTGATCAACAATAGCATTGCTAACTAAAGGTTTACCTTGATTATCTACAGGATCATCACCAGTAGCCATCTTATGCATATCAGCATAATCTTTATGGAACTGATCTATTGATTGACCAGGTGCCATAAATGCAGGCATTTGTCCTAGGTTAGCAGCAGGAGCTGTAGTATCACCAGGAGGTGTATAACCTTGTATTGTAGGTTGTTGTTGTTGTTGTGTTTGAGTTGGTGCATTTGGTTGTTGTTCTTGTGTAGTACCTGCTTGATTACCTTTCCAGAAATCAGTAGTACCTGCATCTACAGTAGGTGCTTTAATATCTGTTTTCTTTTGGTCGGTAGTAGGATCAGTACTAGTAGTACTCGAATAATCAGGACTACCAGGTTGGGATCCTTGCGAACCCGCTGGTGCTGCGGAACTAGGTTGTTGAGCTGCATATTGTTTCTTTAAGTTATCAGTTTGATTTTGATCTATTTGCTGACCCATACTTTGGGCTGCATTGAAACCTTGCATAAAGTCCGTTACTAAATTTACACCTGCCATAATATATCCTTATAATCCTAATGCTGTAAATAATGAAGCACCTAAACTAGTACCTTCACTAGCCGCAACAGGTGTTCCCATCCAGAAAGCAGTTGACCCAATTGCAGGGGCGCCAACTGAAGCCCCACCGCTAAAAAGCCCCATCTGGGATGCTCCACTGATCCCCATACCTGCTAAACCTGCTGCTGTTTGTAAACCTGTAGAACTAGGTTGACCTAAGTTCATAGGAGCTTGACCTGCTGCTGATAATGGCATTAGGTTACTAATCATTGTTTGTAAAGCTTGACCAGCATAACCTTGACCATATTGTTGCATTGCTACTGCTTGGTTACCAGAACCTGTTAATCCCATAGCAGCTTGTTGTCTAGATAATGATTGTTGACCTTGATTTAAACCAAACTGATAACCAGGTTGTGCTTGAATAAAATCATAGATAGATTGATTAGGAGTAGTAGTAGTAGTTGAACTAGATTTATCGTTACGACCACCTCTACTAGAACCTCCACCTCCACCAGAAGTAGTAGTTCTACTTCCTGCTGTAGAACCACTTACACCAAATAGTTCTCCAAGTAAAGCAGCATATGGAGCACGAGCTCCTACACCAAAGAAGTCTTGAGCCTGCCCGCCAGCAGAGTTACCTCCTCCTTTACCTCCACCACCATAAAAGGTAAATGACTCTACTAAAGTCGTTACCCAGTTAAATAAGTTAATCATTTAATTCTCCAGTGAATATTCATAAGTACGATATGTTTCTTTCCAGCCTATCTTCTTTAAAGGTTTACCCCAACCGCGTCTACCCATAAATTCTATTCTATTACAACCATTTAGTTTACCAAACTGTGCCATAGAATCTACTATAGGTTGTTTCCATTCTTCTAAATCTTTACCACCAATAAAGTGTCCTACTAAAGACTTTAACCCTGTAGGGTATTCTATAAACTCTGTAACAGCTGATGCATAGATATCATTATCTTTAAATGCAATCCATAGTTGATGGTTTCTAAAGTCTATATTATCTTTGACTTCTTCTAAAGTATATCTACCACCTGATAGTCGTATTGCTTTGTCTAGGTAGTCTTTTACTTTAGGAAATACTACATCTATATCGTTTTTAGGTACTATTACTATATGCATTATTGTGGTGATAATACAGCACCATTAACATCTAATTCAACTTTAAATACTCTTAAAGGATTGTTTCCTGTATAAAGAAACTCCCAAGCTCTTCTTCTAAAGCGACCAGTGTTATAAATACATGGTTTCTGTAAACTTAAATCTATGTTACGATACCCTGACCAAGTTTGATAATCATCATCAGAATGTCTTACTTGAATGGTATCATTAATGTTATCAGCAAATACTGTTAAACAAGGTACTGTCTTTTGATCGTAAGTACCATAGTCATTTCTAGGAGTAACAATTCTCATAGTCACTGGACCAAAGGGATCTACATAGTTCTTTTCATCTAATGTAAATACTAAACCATTAACAGCATCTAGTACATAGAACTTTTGACTACCAAATGGAAACTGAGTTACAAATGAACATTCAAAGTAGTTCTCAGTACCACCAATGAATTGTTTATTAGTAGTCCAGAATGCCCATTGTTGTGTACTAATATCAAATACAAGTGTTACGTTTTGATCTTGTAATACTAAACCATAGAATGTATGACCTGATATTCTATAGATCCAAGAATATACTGTGTTAAGGTTACTTGCATTAAGATACTCTTCTACTGCTTTATTAGATACAGGCATAGGTGTTAAGCCATTCATCATCATAACAGCTCTACCACCTTCTTTAACAGTAGCCATCCATATAACAGATTCTTCTAATTGTTGTACAGACCCACCATGAGCACATCCTATTTCTAGTGTAGCTGATGGGTTAACTTGTAACACTGATCCAATAGGATTAGCAGCATCAAAGAAGAACTGAGTTGACCATTGTTTAAAGCATACTAAGTAATTAAGGTGTCTACAAATAGCAACACCTCCATCAGAGTCACCGCCAGCTCTTACGTAATTTAATGCACCCCATGATGATGGGTTTTCTAAATCAGACTGCCATATAGTAGCAGTGTTATCCATAGCAAATACATAACCATCAAGGTATACTAACCCTGGTACTGGGTTAGATGGAAAGCTATTAAAGTTAGCTGTAGCACCTGCAGGAACTGCTACTGTACCTGTTATGGTTGTACTAGCTACTGTTTGTGAAGGACTAACACTATAAGTACCATTACCACCTTGGTTATAAAAGTTGTATGTACCAGCAGCTTGTGTTGTTAAACTATTACTTAAAGTTATAGTTGTACCTGATATTGCAGTAACTATAGTTCCTGAGGGAATGCCAGTACCTGCTACAAGTTGATTTATAGCCACATTAGTAACTGATGAAATAACCATTGTTGTTGAGTTACTATGACCACCACTAACAAATGTCGTAGTAGCGGCAGGAGTATCAGTTGATGTTAATTGACTACCTAATACAGAGTTAGCACTAACTCCTGTACCAGTTAACAACATACCAGGATAAAACCCAAATGTAGTATTAGCTGTAACTGTCATTGTAGTACTTGCTATACTAGCAGTTCCAACAGCTATTGTACCACTAAAGTTAACTGTTAATGTTCCACTTAAATTAAAACCAGGATTAGTTAATACAACGTTAACAATAGAACCATTATAAGTAGTATAAGTACCAGTAGCTGTACTACCACCACCAGATCCAGTTACAGTAAATGTACCACCAGAAGTTGGATAACCTGATCCACCACTATTTAATGATACAATATTAACTTGAGTTGCTATATTAACTAAATTATTATTAGCATCTAAATAATACCCATTAACTTGATCATGGAACACCATGTAAGGATGAGGAGCACTTGTAGATAGTGTATTAACAAAACTAAATGTATTAGTAGAACTATAACCATTACCTATGGGAGTTACAGTACCTCCTGTAATACTTGTAAGGTAGCCACCTGCAGCTGCATATAAATTACCATTGTAATTCCATAATCCTTGACCAGGTGCTGTTAATGGTGTACTTAATGTATAAGCTTTTTTACCAGGTCTTTTAACAGCATGTACAGTCTGTCCTGTTTGTTCTAAGTAGCAGTTAACCATCTTACTATCTTTAGTAACATCATTAGTCCTACTGTCAATAGGAGGTGCTACAAGCATACTAAGCTTAGGCATTAACGAAAGTTCCTATTAAATCCTGTTCTAACATCTGGTTGGAAGAATGTAGAAGAGTGTTCAATATCCCAGTCTTCAATGTCTTTTTGGAATAACATAGCCTTTTGATCATAGTAAGTCTTGTCCTGTAATGTTTTATCATAATCAGAAGCAAGCTCTGCCATCAATGCCCATTTAAGAGCTAAGAACCATTCACTAGGAAAATCAAAGTTATCATTAGGATTATTAACATCATAGATAGGTCTTTGTACATTTAGTTTTAATGTATAATTTGTAGCAGTATTAGTATCTGGTGTAAGGAATACTCTTACAGTACCATAGTTAACATATGGTTTATAGAATACACTGTTTGTAGTTCCTTGAGAGAACTTACTACCTAATATAATATATTCTTGTTCTGATATCAATTGCATAGGAATATCTACAGCAGGAGACACAGAGTTGTTTCTTAAGTAAGCTTGTAATACTCTAAGAGGTTTATTAGTTACTAAATCAATTGTTGAAGCACTACCTGCAGGTCCAATATTATATGATGTTTGTCCTGCTACTAATGGTAAGTTAACATCACCTATTGTCCATAGTTTAATACCATGCGTCTGCCATTTCTTCATAATAAGATTAAGAGCAAAAGAAGCATTCTCTACAGCTGTAGCAGAAGGTTGACCACCTTCTTCAAGAACAGATAGCCCTCTTAAAGCTGCTTCTATAATCTGATTACGTGTTACGGTAAAGGTTGTGGTTCCAGTAACTGCCATGATTAGTCCTGTGATGTATTAGTGGGTTTCTTATTCTTTGCAATAAATCTATCGTATATACGGACAAGGGTCCAGAAGATAGTTAGTAATGCTGCTAGTGGTGGTAACATAGTAGTTATAGTTCCTAAGGCTGTTGCAGCTGCTACTGCATCTACTACATGTTTTACTGGTTCTGTTAGTTGTAAGTGATCGACCATTTTATTTCTTCATTGTTTGTTTATAGCACAGAACCCAATCTCTAGCGATACAGTTTTGTGCTTGGATTAATGTAATTTGTCTTTTACATACTTGACGATGTAACTCATTCTCTAACTTATCTTTATCATGAGCATTGTTTGTTCCACAATAGCTTTGAGGCCATAAGTTATTAGCTGTGTTATCACCACCTAGTTCTAAAGACACCAAGTGATCTATCTCAAATCCTTCAGAACAAACTGAACGATCATTACCTGTTATACCATAATTCTTAAATAGTTGTTTCTTTAAAGAGTCAGAAACGTTACGCACTGTGCTAGTTTTAGTAGTGCATACTTCATCTACTGTAGTAGATCTAACGCTACCAGGAGTTTTATTAACATCAGGGAAAGTGCCTGCATTACAGACTACTATCATTAATGCCCACAAACTAAAGCTCTTTAGAATCATACCCATATATATTTGCAATCTTTTCAGCTAATTTAAAGAAGGTTCTATTATGTTTTTCATATTGTTTACCTTCAAGATACATAACTAAATGAATCATTTCATGTAATATAGTTTTACATATAGAATCAAAATGACTGTGCTTAGCTATTGATATTGTAATGCAATGTGGTTCAGGTTGATACATACCACATATTTCAGGGTCATCAACAATAAGCCATTCTATTTTACTTGCTACAGGAAGGTCATATTTGTCAAAGGGTGGTAGTTTACAAAACAATGTGTACATTGCCTTGACATACTCTTCTTTGACTAATGCACTCATTTCTTAATACTTAAATACATTCTTTCGCCAATGACGAAACTCATACAAGCACCTGACATATCTAAGAACACTGCTATAACAGATGCACCTACAATGTTAGGATAAAATACGATAACACCAGTAAACAACAATATAGCACTGATAATAACATATCTAAATGATGCTCTTAAATCTACAATCCATTGAGCTGGTTGTCCTGTTACAGTTCCATCTAATGCTGACATAGCTTGTAGC